CTAGGAAACTGACCAGCTTCTCCGCCTTGATCCGGAGCTCAGAAGGAACAAGGGAGTCGACGCGGACCGACTCCTTCGTCTTCTTACGAGTGCTAGCAATGAGCTCGATCTGGTGTGGCATGGGCCGTGGTCAATTATTCGTGACGGGAGGTGGTCGTGTAGTTGATCGCGCCAGACGATCCGGCCAAGGCGATCGTGTCGATCTCTCCGGTGACTGTGGTCGTGACCAGGTCGATGTCCAGCAACTGATTTCTCTTTGGCGCCAGGTCGAACGAGTTCGGAGTGGCATCGATGCGGACCGGAGCAGTGGTATCTGGCTGAACACCATTAACGACGATCCGTCCAGCAGAGGCGTACACCGTACCGACTGCATTCAGCCTAGTATCAGCTCCTCCAACAGTCCTGTACAGATAGATTGTCCGATCGAATGAGTTCTCCTTCGGGACGTCCTGGAGAAAGTGATCTACTCCACCGATGAGGAACGTGCTTGATGACATGACCGGCTCAGTTGAGTTAGTGATATAGATGGGAGAGCTGTATGTGATATCCCAATAGTTGGTACCGGAAGCACGAGGTGTCACGGACTTGTGCATCGTCACGCGAGACACTGAATTCAGAATCGCCGGATCCGACGAGTCGATGTCGGTCAAAAGCTTGGAATAACGGAAGACGCCGTCAAATCTCTGGAGATACGTCTCGGCGTATGTTCCGATCCGAGTTCTGATGAGAGACTCCAGCTCTGCCTTCGTACGGTCCGTGAGGTTCGGATTGTACTTGAAGAAAGTATCGAGCGTGATGTACGTGTACTCCGGATCAACGATGATCGGAGTGATCGAAACGATGTTCTTGGCCTTGAGCGCCGCGATAATAGTATCCTTCTCGTTGGTCGTCAGGGCTGCTGCGTTCGAAGGCTTGATGGAGATGTACACCTTGCCGAAGTCAGGTTCGACGTTGTTCTCTCCACCCCACACGGAGACGGCGTCGATTCCGCCGAATTCTTTGAGGATGATCGAACGGTAGTCGTCTGCAGTAACGGCACGATTCTGCGAAAGATACGTGAACGGGGCGTTGTATCGAACTGACTCGATCGACTCGCGCTCGTCACCACCGGCTGACGCCGAGACTGTGGTGACAGTGATCCCGGCAGTCGTGATCCCGTCGATCGTGTCCAGAGCACTGAACACGCGAGATCCGTTTGCAACTGCACCATCGGTGTAAAGGTACTCGATCTCGACTACGTTATTCGTGATTGGCTTTTTGCCCAGGATACCGTCACCGAAGTATACCTCGTAGTTACCCGAGGCATTCTCCTGAGAGAAGTAAACCGCAGTGTCAGCATTGATGCCGGCCAGAGTCGTGAACTGAGTGTAGATGGTGTACTCGTCAGAATCCTGATTTGCCTTGACTCGGACGCGGAGTGTCGTGGTATCTACGTTAGTCTCTGGAATGACGAACTTCTGGTTCTGAATGCTATTATCCACGAGGTACAGCATTCTTTTGAGTGTACCTTGATAGACGGGGATGTTACTATACGTATACGTGTTGCCCGCCGTGTTCTTCGAGGCATCAACTGAGTTAAGGACAACAAAGTTGTACGGGTTGTTGTTCAGCGTGGTCTTGAAGCGGGTGCCACGTTCAAGTGTGGCAATGGATGGTGTCGACGATGATCCAGTCGCAACGACATTCAGCTTGGCAACAGAAGCACGAGTTGAACGTGGGATGTAACCCAGAAGCTTCGCATGAGAGACCACATTACCACGAATCTGAGCAGAGTCCAAGAATGACTCATTGAGGCTGGCATGTGCCACCATGGCATTGTAGTGCGTATTGTACGCCAGGATGTCCAGCAGGGTAGACAGGCCAGAACCTTCAAAGTCCCAGTCATTGTACTTCGACTGAGAACGGAAGTGATCAACGATCGAGTCCTTGATCTTCTGGAAATCTAGCTCAGTGACATTAAATTGGGCCATGGTCGGATGTGTAAATGGATAACGTTATCTGGTCCGGCTCAGGTACAGCTCCAGATCGACGACTTCGTTGAAGGTGATGACACGGAATGTAAGGGTCACATCGTATCGGTTATAGTCGGAGTTGTCCTCGATCTCGACAATGATGTCTGTGATACGTGGTTCGTACCTTAACAGAACGTCCTCGATGTTCTGTTTTAGACCAAAGATCGTAAAGACGTCAGCTGGCTCAAAGAGGAATCCACGTACATTCGATCCGATATTAGGCTGGAATGGTCTTTCACCGAAATTAGTGACAACTAGATTACGTACCGAGGCCTTGACGGCATCCAGGTCCATAAGAGGCTGGATGTCTCCGCTCTCGTCGATCTCCAGATTTAGGTCCAGATCAGCGTACGGCTTACGCTTTGACACCACCTCCGACTTAGACAGGGGATTGTTCTTGTCCGAGAGACCGATATATCCTGTGACAATCGAAGGCATTGGGCTCTATTTATAGCATCTTTCTACGAAATGTTGTGGATGTATTTGTAGTAGTCTGCCGCAATTTGCGAGTTTTCGGATATGATCGCATCAATCTTTTCAAACGGAGTGCTGAGATCAAAGTCTCCAAACCTTTCCTGGTATTCGGCGTAACTACGGTCTTTGATAGAATCCCACATAACTCTAGCGGATGGATCATCCCCGATGACTCCGGCATTCATCGAAAGACTAAAATCGTAGTACCTGACGATGGAAGTATTTCTGTTTGCTGCAAATTTCCTCTGTAGCTGCGCTTCCTTGAGAGAACTGAGAACGGCTGCTTCTCCGGCGCTATCCACCCTCGTAATCATTTCATCGAGAGTAGACCAGTTTTTTGCATACTTTAGCAGAATCGCCTTATATGCTGACGATTGCTTGATTTCGTTTTCAGCGTCACTTTTGGCTCGAGTATCCTGATAGAATGGGAGAGTAACCTCGCGGACCTTTGCATCTACAGTTTCCTCGAATGTAGATTTGATAGTCTTCGGGACGACTGTAGCATTTCCGCTGGATGGTTTAGCAGTATTGTCTACGACCGTCGGCGCTACTGGTTCAGGTTTTGGTGGATCCTCATTTGGTGTCTGTGCTTCCTTTGCTTCCTCGACAGTTTCCCCTGTTGCCGGATCCATCTTGACATTAGGCACGTCTTTGCAGAAATCCAATGCACCGGAGATACCGCTTGTGGCTTTCGCGACCAGGTTATTCAGGTCCGCAACTTTTCCGTCCCATTTTGCCTTAAACGCTGCGATCTTGTCTGGAGTAGAACCAACTAATCCGGCCAATTCTGCTTGAAACGAGTCAAGCGCCGGTAGCTGCGGGATCATGCCATTGATCTTGGACTTCAGTTCTGTTACCTTTGAAGTGACTGAAGCCAGTGCAGACTTTCCGCCGGCAAGGGCCGACTTTACCGCGTCTTGGGCCGATTTGACGGCTTCGAGTGCTGGGTTTTTTCCACAGAGCATGGTATAGTCCTTTCTTATCCGAGACTGAGCGGAGCGCCCTGAACGTTGAGTCTTGCCAGGCTACGTACCGTTCCGATTCCAGTCGATCTGATCGTCATGGTTCCGGTCGTGATCTGGGTCATATTACCTGAGACCGTAGTACCGGAGTTTCCGGAGACACTAGTGTCCGAGTTTCCGGTGATAGAGTCGGTGCGGTTTCCTCCAACGGTTGTACTCATGTTTCCATCAACCGCAAAGGCTAGAGTTGCTGGAGTTTCGAGTGCCATTGCAGCTCCCGAAGTGACTGTCAGTTGTCCGGTCGAAGTCATCTTGAGGTTTCCACCAGTATACTCGTTGCGGTCCTCAATGACAAAGTGGTTATCATTACCCATGACTGTGACGTTGGAATCTTTACCCACAGTGATGATCCGATTCCCATCACGCAAAATGGTGGTATCTCCGGCGACACGCTCGATCTTGTTTCCGGTGATGTTGAACGCAGAGTCTTTACCGATTTCTCCCTGGTCAGACTGTCCGATCTTGCACTGGCGGGATCCCTTGATGTACTCGGTCTTGTTACCCTCCACCTCTAGGTGGTAGTTGCCTTTCACAAGTTGGCGGAGGTCCCCGTCGATCGTAATACTGCAGGCCCCCTTGATGTACACACTGTCACTCCCCAGAACCACCGTATAGTTATCTTTGACGACATATGTTGTCTTGGTGCCAGAATTGATAACCTCAGTGTACGTTCCGGAAGAGTGCTGTTCCAAAAGGCGTTTATAACCTTGAGTGTCGTCCATCTCCTTCACATGACCTCCAGCCGTCCGAATCGCATTGTTGTCAGGATAAGATGGATTGACCACCTCGTCCACATTCACGGTATCCCACGTACCTCTGGTATAGTATGAGTCCGGTTCGTCGGTAGCAACAGTACTAATCTTCGGTGGTACCGCTTTTTCTACCTTTTCTATTCTCTGGTCATATCTAGCGACATATGCCGGAGAGTATTGATACTCCGCCCTCGCTTCTCTCGGCATGTCGTTCTCTCCAGGGTAAAGTGGACTACTCGTGAAACCCTTTGTAGGGTCTCCGCTCATAGTCGCAGAAGTTATCGTACCCATCACGATTGGGTCTTGTGCCGATTGGCCATCTCGGAAGAATCCAATCACCCAGCTACCCGCAAGAATACCTGTTGCCGACTGGCCAATCGTGCTCATTGACGCCGATGTCACGGGCATCATGACCATGGCCCAGGGGAGAGATTCGGTTGGGATCTCAGACTTGTCTGCAGTATGATAACCAATGCACCGGACACGTACCCGACCCATCTGCATCGGGTCCATGACGTCCTCTACAACCCCGGTAAACCATACCATGAAGTTGCCACCGATGAACTGATTATGTACTTCAGGCGTCATGATGAAAAGATGTCACTTCTTAACGAGTCGCGCTTGACCCGGAATTCAACGATGTGGTCTTCGGCAAAGTTGTGCTGCACAGATGTCACCAAGTATCTACCTGATAGGATGAGATCTTCTTCATTTGAAGGACCATCTGCGGTGTAACCTGTCTTGTTTAGCGACGGATCAATTGGTGCCGGAAGTTTAATCTTCACTATTTTTCCAGAGGTCAGATCCATGTCCCCTGGAACGGACAGATCGTGCTGCATGCTATCCAGGAGCTCCACGTATGACGACGCTTTTGCTAGGTTTCCACCTGAGGTAGAGGCATTGTAATTCGCGCCGGCGGAGTATGCCATGGAATTCATCGGAATCACGATCTGCCTGGCGTCCTTGTAGTTAGATAGGTCATCACTTCCCTCAGGCTTGAACTTATCCGTAATGTACAAAGCACTAGCATTTCCTACCCGCTTTGCTTCTTCTTCCTTATAGTTGAAATCTTTCTGGCTGATCGACTTTGACGGAAGATCCACATAGTAGGTCTTCGAGGCGAATGCCCCGCTATTTGCGGGGAGCGGTTTTCCTAGGTTGATCGTTGAGCTCAGTGCCAATATCCTACTTGCAGCTTCGTTATACGCCCTCACGGGGTCAATGTTCGGGTCGGAGCTAAAGAACTTAGACTCGTTATAGTAATCAAAGACGGAACTAGATACCAGTTCTTCTTGAGACTTTAGGTACACCTTGCCGTCCACAGACTGGTAAAAGTAGAACGGGCTTCCAGTATCGGTGAATGCCCTCTTTACGAGCCAGTAGATGGCATCGATCGGTTCTAGGTTCGGTATGACCGCATTGATGGATGCACTTGCCCGTTCTGAGATGTCCAGCATGTCAGCCGCAATTCCCAGATCTTTAGTGCAGATAGTTTTGACGATATCTCCGATCTTGCCCGCCACTGCTCGAGACACTCGTTTCAGCTTGCTGACGTACGCGTGCTTCGTAACTCCTCGGATGGTGTACGCCTGAATCAGGTTGTTCTGCCGGCCGTATACCGGATACTCGGTAACGTAGAATTCTAGATCAATCTTCTGTTCGTCGGGTGAACTTCCATCACCCCCACTGTATGGTTTCTTCAAAACCTTGATTTTAATCTTCTCCTGCCCGCTCAGTCTGGCTTGTCCCATGAAGTCGATATTGTCCTTGATGTTCAGGGACAACTGAACAGCTGGCGTGTAAAGACTCTCGATGATCGTGAAGTCAGTGACGATCGCCTGAATATCGTAGACTGTACTACCATCAAATGTAGTAAGCAAGATCTCGTCGATCTTGTAGGCCGTCGGAACTCTGGCCTCAGAGGTATTAGCCCCGACGAGGTTTGTAAGTCTAGGCATTGATCAATTCACGATAGCGGTCAGCAAACCGCGCGATCATATTTGGCCGAACGACCCGGATACGTGATCGCTCATCATTTAGTTCCGTCTCATAGTCCATGTACGATACCGCCTTCAGGTTGATCATCGATGCCTCTGGACGCACACCGTCGGCGCTGTCAGATTCGTTGATAAACCTCGAGGCGTATGCTTCATTCCCATTCGCGTCTTCATAGTGGTGCGGGGCATTACGCCAGTCGTACACCTGAGCCGAAGTGACAACGTCTTGAGTCTCAGATCCGGTGATGAACTCCAGCGGCCTGAAATTACCTGACACGTTCCGAATGATCAGCTGGCTCATCTCAAGCTTCTTCTCCTTGAGGATACCAGATGCTCCAGACACTGATCCAGTCAGCGCCTCTCCGATGTCAAACCGACTCGCCAGAGAGTTGCGATACTCGGTCACCTGACCGTCGCTTCCGCGGACTACGACCGGTTCGGTGTCGATAACGATGCCGTCGTACTCTAGGTCGAAGTAGTCCTCGAGCTCTGTCGGACCCATCGGCCATCCGGCCAAACCGGTCTTCAGATGCTCGTTGATGATGAAGAAGGTCCAATAGTACTCAGGAGTTCCATATAGCGATACTGACACGATATCAGGTCTGTCGCCATTGACGATCTGAAAGTACTGGTATGTCGACATGTCGTCGAGGAAGATGTTGTCCGCCTTGACGAACCGAAAGATATCACTGATGCGAGTAATGACGCCATTACCCAGATAGTCGAATTCAGTCTTTGGAAATTGACGAAAGAAGGCCATAAATTAGCGGCGACGCGATTCTTCTCCACCGAGCTTAAGGATATCGTCCTGGGTGAGCGGTCTGGTCTCCTGGAACTGAAGAGAGATATCTGTCTCAATAGGGCTACCGTCGCCGTGGTATAGGTTGGTGCTACCATTGTATACCGCGTTCATGGACGTCAGATAGCAAGAAAATATCTTAGGGATGAAGGTATTTGGCTTTCCTTCGCCATTGTTGAAGTCGATCTTCCAGATCGATGGATACTGGAGGATGACGTCATTTCCTTTCGGGTACATTCCAATACGGAACACGCTGACGATAAGGTCAATTTCCTTGGCTTCCTTATCGCTCTTTCCGACCAACTTAAATGTGAACTGGAATTGACGAACCGTGGAGTTCTGAAACGTCGTGTTCGTGTTCGGAGCAATAACTTGCTTCGTGCTGAAATCGATGTTGTCAGCGAGCGCACTTGCTCCTGGAGTGTATCGCGCGATGATCGATCCTGCTGCAGCTGCATTCAGTTTCTTTGCCTTATTGACGATACTCCCAGCCAAGGCTCCGACTCCTGCACCTAATGCCCCAGTTAGCGATGTCTGCTTTGCGACCTCGGTAATCGTTTCTGTTCCGATCTGACCGATGATGCCGAGGTCAATACTCGAGTACGACATTGCGTCATTGAACGAGATACCCGGCGGCATCGGAAGGTGCACGATAGTTCCTCCACTACCTTCTCCAGGCCTTGCAGGCTTCGGCGTAAACGTAATGAATGGAACAGGTTTTGACCTAAGCGATAGCGGAAACACGATATCAGGTCGACTGCCCACAACGACGAATGGTGGCGACATCACCGTCGCGTTCTCCCTTGCCGCTCGTACTAGCTCTGTTAAGGCCATAAATAGAAACTATATTTATATGACATACCGAGGTAAATTCTCGCCAAGAAACCCAGGCAAGTACAAGGGGGATGTCTCGAATATCGTGTACCGGTCTCTTTGGGAGAGGCAGGTGTTTCGTTGGTTAGACGAGCAGTCGAACATCAAGAGCTGGTCTTCTGAGGAGGTAGTTGTACCGTACCGGTGCAGTACAGACGGAAAGATGCACCGGTACTTCGTGGACGTCAAGTTTGAACTGCAGGACGGTCGAATCTTCCTTGTTGAGATCAAACCGAAGAAGGAAACTGTACCACCGAAGAACCCTGGAAGGAAGACAAAGAGGTACATCACCGAGGTCCTGACGTACGTCAAGAACACTAGCAAGTGGGAAGCAGCCAAAGAGTACGCAGCCGACAGAGGATGGAAGTTTGAGGTCTGGAATGAAGACTTCTTGAAGAGCCTCGGCATCAAGATTATTACCTGAGAAAGCTCATAAATAGGAGCTATGGCATCACTGCTAGATAAGTTGACGTCTGAACGCACTGCGACTGGCCTTGAGGCTCGCAGCAAAGAAGCCCGTGAGTGGTTCATCGAGCGAGTCCGTGAACTGAACGGAAAGATCCGCAGAACAAGACTTCTGCAGGATCCTGAGCTCAAGATGAAGCCAAATCCGATCGCCGGACACATGTACATGTTCGTGTACGATGCCCTACACAAGGAAACCCTTCCTTACTACGACCGATTCCCTCTAGTCATTCTACTAGGACCAGCTCCAGGAGGCTTCATGGGCCTGAACATGCACTACCTGGATCCAAGAGCCCGGGCAGTCTTCCTAGACAAGCTGGTCGCTACGCTCTCGGATGATAAGCTCACTGAGCGTACCAGGCTGAGGGTGAGGTACCAGCTGCTCAATTCTGCTGCCCGGTTTCGTTACTTCCGTCCCTGCCTCAAGCACTACCTGACTGACCAGATCCAGAGCCGAATTTCACAGGTATCAGCCAATCACTGGGAAACAGCCATTTTCTTGCCGACAGAACACTTCAAGGGTGCTCGGAAGGAACGCGTCTGGCGCGATTCCCAGAAGATTTACAGAGGTCAGTCGGTCTAACTATCATGGCAACACTTCTCGGAAAGAGCATCAACGACCTAAAGGGAGCGATCGGCAAGCATGGCGGAGTCGCCATGCAGAACCGGTTTGCGGTGTACATGCAGCCACCGGCAGCAAGTCTCCTGAACATTGATATCCAGAACATCGCGGTATCACTCATCTCCGGCAATTTCAAGGCATCCTCCCTGATCAACGATCCTCGCGACATTGGAATCCTGTGCGAGTCGTGCGCCCTACCTGGCCGTCAGATCACCACGGTGGACTATCAGTCGTACGCACACCCGGAGAAAATCCCGTACGGCTTCATCAATGAAGAGGTCACGTTTACTTTCCTTCTGACTCAGGACTACTACATCAAGAAGATGTTTGACAAGTGGGCCAAGAGTGTCATCGACCCGGAAAAGTACACTGCAGCGTATGCCGACAAGTACACCACCGACGTCGTGATCCAGCAGCTGAACAAGGAAAACCTGCCGGTGTACGGAGTCAAGTTGAAGGGTGCGTACCCTGTCACTTTCTCCTCGATCACCTTGGACAACACTGCCGAAAACTCCATCCAGAAGTTCTCTGTCACCATGGCATACGAGAACTTCACCGAGGAAGGAGCAATCGAGAGCGCGATCTCGACGGTCAAGACGGCGATCGGCGGGATCAAGAAGATTTTCTGAACGACAACCTATAACATAAACTCGTCATGGCACTACCGTCAATCCAGACCCCTAGATATGAAATTCGCATTCCCTCGACGAATGCACGCGTAACGTACCGTCCGTACCTGGTAAAAGAAGAGAAGATCCTGATGCTTGCCAGAGAATCTGCAGATCCAAAGCAGATCTCCCGTGCGGTCAAGGATGTCGTGGCATCCTGCACATTCGGTGCAGTGGATCCTGACAAGCTGTCCTCGTTTGATCTGGAGTATATCTTCCTGAAGCTCGCCTCGAAGTCGGTTGGAGAAGTCTCCAAGCTAACACTGAAGTGCGAGAAGTGTGGAGTTCCCAATCCGGTTGAGATCAACCTAGACGAGATCACCGTTGACATGTCCGGTCAGCCGAGTCCGCGGATCAAGCTGACAGACAAGATCGGGGTCGTGATGCGCTGGCCTACCGTTGATCTCATCTCTGATCTGTCGGACAAGAGCGGAGGTAACGTCCAGGAAGTGATCATGGCACTGATCGTGGGTTGCATCGATGCTATCTTCGACGAGAATGGAACATATCGTGCCGACGACCATTCTCAAGAGGAACTGACTGCGTTCGTGGAGTCGCTGAACCGGACACAGTTCACGCAGATCCAAAAGTACGTTGAGGCCATTCCTCAGCTCCAGCATTCGGTGGAGTTCTGTTGCGGTAAGTGCAACGAGAAGAACTCGATGCTGATCAAGGGGCTCAACAATTTTTTCTAGTATGCCTCTCCCATGAAAGTCTGGTCAACCATTACCAGACCAATTTCGCTCTGATGCAGCACCACAAGTACAGCCTGACCGAACTTGAGAACATGCTCCCGTGGGAGAGGGAAATCTATCTGTCCTTGCTGATGGAACACATCAAAGAGGAAAACGAGAGGGCCAAGCGCCGGAATAAGTCCATGACATGAACGAAAACACCCAGCAGTCACCGCTTCAGGACATCTTGCTAGAACTCATGGTTCAGAATGAGTTTTCGGAGAAGATCCATATCACGTCGACGAAGACGCTGGCTGCGGTCATGGACACGTTCCGTGCAAGCACGGAGTCGGCACAGGAAGGGAACGGATTACTCAAGAAAGTTCTTACAAAGGAGACTGATCTCGGCAAGATCAAGCCAATCCTCCAGGATACTCTTCTGGAGACCATGGTTGCTAACGAGACCCTTCAGAAGATCTACGACAGATTGACGGAAACCTCTGATGCGCTACCACAGGGACCTGGCCAATCTCCTGCCTCGGCTCCAGCATCAGTGGGAACTGCAGAAACACCTGCAGCTGAACGTAGCGCTGCCGCAGCGCCTTTCCAGACCACAGGATCGGAAACTGCGGGTCCATCACCATTTGTTCCATTCAGTTCTACAGCAGCAGAAGGCAGCGAGCAAGAGGCGGCGGATGCTACAAAGTACGCAGAGGCATTCGTCGATGCAGTGAACGAATCCATGGGAGGGGAGAAGCAAGAAGCTCCAAAGAGTGCCATTGAACAGACGCTAGAAGAACTCATCACCCACAGCGCAGCGGTATCGTTCAAGATGAGTCTTATGATTGACGACGTTGCAGCCATCCTGAACTTGCTGACATTCCAATACGAGCAAGACGAGCAAAAGCAAAAGACCGGATCTCTCCAGCAGCAAGAACGTGATGCCGAGCTCCTGAAGATTCTGAAGGACTTAAAGGGGGGTGGTGGGGACGAAGACGAGGATAAACCAAAGAAGCCTGAAGAAGGTTGGCTAAGTAAGATCATTGGCGGCCTCTTGATCCTCGGAGGGATTGTTGCTGGATTCGTTGCCGGAATCGTCAAATCTTTCGACGATGTGTTTGGGGGAATCATAGGGAAGATCGGAAAGCTTCTGAAGATCGGGCCGTTGTTTGAAAAGATGGGCCTAGGAAAGTTCATCAGTGGGCTAACCGAGAAATTTGGTAATGTCTTTGGAAAGGTCGGAGGCTTCTTCTCGAAGATCCTGGCGCCATTCGAGGATATCCTTTCCCTGCTAAAAACAAAGTTTACCAAGTTTTTTGGCATCGGAAGGATCCTTGGTAAGATAGCTGGCCCCGCGGCGCTGATCTTTGAGGCGGTCATGTCGATCTTCTCCGCAGTCAATAAGTTCAAGGAAACTGGAGATATTGGTGCAGCACTTGAAGAAGGTTTCACTTCTTTTGTCAAAAACATTGTCGGTGCACCCCTTGACTTACTGAAGAGTGTGGTCTCGTGGATTGTCGGAAAGCTCGGGTTCGGAGAGGCCGAAAAGTTCCTAGATTCGTTCAGTTTCACTGACATCATCCAGGAGTTCATGGAACGACTATTTGACCTTGGCCGGCAGGGGTTTCAGATGATGTTCCAGACTCTGGTAGATGTCTGGGATGACATTTCGTCAGAGTTTTCTGGAGGAAACATCCTAGCAGGTATCGGAGAGGTACTGAGAGGTCTAGTAAAGACTCTTCTGGCATTACCCGCAGATCTAGTAAAGAACGGTATCGCCGGGTTGGGCGAAATGCTTGGCGCAGATATGTCCTCCTGGAGAAAGTTCAGCTTCAGAAAACTGCTCGGCGGCACCGACACCAAGGTGGAAGCTGATAGCGCACCTCCGCAAAAAGACATTATCTCTGCCAGCAAGGAAATCACTGCAGGCAAAAAGCTAGCAGAGGAGCAGAAGGCGGTCGACGAGCATATCGCAGAACAGGATCGGATCCTCAAGAAAGAAGAAGACAAGGCCAAAGACGGGATGAAGGACGATGGCGGAATCTTCGGCCTGTTCAACAACTTCCAGAAGTCCCTTGTCGAGGCGTATCAGAAGAATTCTGCCGGGGTCGAGTTGGCCTCGAATATTGGTCCAGCTGCTCCCACTGCCGTCTCCGGTGCCGAGCTTGTGGCGATGCAGTCTGACACTGCAAATCTGAATGCGAATGCCGAGGCTGCAAAGGCAACTCAGCAGGCTGCTTCGAATAGCTCGAAGTCTGCAAATGTTTCGGCCAATGCCGTCACATACAATAACAACAACGTTCCTGACCGG